GGTAAATCACTTAGTGAAGAATCAAACAGTACAGTAGTACAAACCATTCAAAAGGCAACTCGCTCTCTGTCTATCTTCTATTCAAATGGACAGAGTATGGATCTAAAAGGAGTTGTTTCTGGACATTGCGTCTTACTCCCCGCTCATGCTGTAGAGAACGAAGGATACATGACTATCTTCAAGGATAGAGACCACGACCATAGGCTACTCGACAATGTAAAATATATTACAAAATATGTTAACAGAAATGACGATGTAGCGATTATCATGTTTAATCCTTCAATAATGACTCCGTTTAAAAATGTAAGTCATTTAATTGGCGGGTCTTCTACTACCTCTAACTATTTAGTAAATGAAGTTTTCACGATTCCGCTAGGTAATATCGCAGCGAGTAACGCTCCTAAACACTCAGTGGTCTATAAAACTAATTTGTCAGGTATTCTTGATTATGAATACAAAATAAATCCAGAGAAGAGCGCTTTCTATACTATAGAGGGAAGCGGAATGTGTGGATCGACCGTTGTTTCACTAGAAGGTGGAATCAGAGGAATGCATGTAGCAGGAAAATCCGGATCTATTGGAGCAGCTATATTATGGAGTGAAAAGACAGTGACAGATCTCATTGCAGTGTTGGTAGCGGATAAAGGTAATGTGTTGCCTTTTGAAATTTCGTCAAAAGTTATTCCAGGATTTAGCGGAATAAAGTTGGATGCTCCTATTAATACAAGCGTAGGGAGTAAGTCAAGTATTATACCGTCAGAACTATACGGTATATTTGATGTAGAACGGATACCAGCCGATCTTCAAGCTACTGGGAAATTTACCGTTAAAGATATGGCAAAGAAGTCTTTTGTTGGAGTCAAATCAATATCAAATGGAGAATTAGATTTTGCAAGTAAGGTCGTTGATAATATTATTGCGCAATTTGGAGATGCAACGGAAGAAGAAGTAGTAAAGGGTACTGATTTGATAGCAGGGATCAATATGAAATCTTCCAATGGTTTTGGTTGTCTTAAAATGAAAGAAGATTATATAGATAAGATAAACGGGAAAGTAACTACTCTATTCAGAAAAGAAGTTGATGAATATTTAAGCGATCTATCCGAAGGAGTAGTCAATCCAACAAGAATGGTTAATGTAGAAAATTTAAAGAGTGAGTTGAGGGACATACCAAAATCTAGCAAACCTAGGTGCTTTAGAGTAAGCACTATTCACTCACAATATCTGACAAAGAAATTCACCATGAATATGGTAAAGCATATCATAACAAACAGGTATGAAAACCAAATTATGGTTGGAGTTAACCCTTATGCTGAATGGGATCGAATGTACGGTCAACTAAAACAGTGCGTAGGTGTTTGGGCTGGAGATGTTAGTGCGTGGGATGGATGCATGCTTCCTCAAGTTCAGACTATGATTATAGAAGAAATACTCAAGAAATACACAGGGCAAAACAAACAAGCATTATCAGTTTTGTTGTATTCTATACCATACAACCTGGACAACGTTATGGACGACACGTATCTGACAAATCATTCGATGCCATCGGGAAACTTCTTAACTGCTATTTTTAATAGTATTGTAAATAGAGCATATACTGCAATGTGGTATTACAGAAATGTAGAATCTCCTAGTGTTGGAGATTTTATGAATAATGTGGTAGACATGGTTTACGGTGATGATAAATTAAATGGAATAAAGAGAGAAATTAAAGGATTAAATGCAATAACTATGAAAGAATTTTTCTCTTCAATTGGGATGAATTTGACAACGGCAGACAAAAAAGAAATTGTTAATCCCTTCGAAAGTTTAGATGAAGTCAGCTTTCTTAAAAGAAAGTTTGTTTTCCATCCTAAGGTTGGAAGAGTTATGTGCCCTTTAGATAAGAAAACTCTATTGAACACAATAATGTGGTATGATAGCGACAAAGATAAAGATGTAGTTATGGAAGGTAAACTTAAATCTTTTCAAATGGAAATGTACCTTCATGAGGACGGAGAGTCTTACTGTGAACTAGTAGAAAATTTCTGTGAAATGAGAAATGTAGTTTGGCCGCAAATATCAGAGCATTATTTGCACAATCTCTTTACTGCAAGAGTGAAAGAGTTTGATAAAATTTATGGTAATTATTAATATCCATTTCTTGGATAGTTTTTTAGTGGAACTTTAGTAAAATATATTCCCTTTTTGATTGCGCATAAGTTTTTAAAAATGATACTTCTTCTAGGTATTCTACTTTTTGCAATCTTTTAGTATTAGAAAATAATAGAATTAGAATTTACACGCTCTAATTTCTTTTAAATGTGTAACAAATCAATCAAATAATAAAAACACGGTCTCAACAACGTCGGACCTAAGAGACGTTGAAATAAGAACGCGCGATGTGTTCAAGGCTCAAAATATATACAATAAGACTAGCACCTTACGTACTGTACCTAAGGATCTTTTAATAGACTATCAAGCTTATTTAAATAAACCGTTCTTAGTAGGGTCATATAAATGGCAAGATACTGCAGGTGTCGGAGTATCTTTAGTTCAGTTAAACTGTCCTTCAGACATTTTAAAATCTGCTTATCTCAAAATTCCTTTCGAGAATTCTTCTTTATATAGATGTAAAGCTAAAGTGCTAGTACAAGTGCTAGGAACTGCTCAACACCAAGGAATACTATTGGTAGCTGCTCAACCGGCTTTCGATACATCTATGTCAGGTGCAATACATATGAACGACAGGCTCAATGCACCTCATACGTTTTTGTGTGCTAGTTCTTCGACAAGCGTAGAATTAGAAATTCCTTTTTACTCTAACTCTAAATTATTGTCTAGCCATTTAGACACTATAGAAAAATTTAACCCAAGTGTTTACTCCAAAGGAGATTTTGCCCATATCAATGTAGCAGTAGTTAATCCACTTGTAGCTCCAACTTCTGGTAGTACTACGTTAACCTATACTATTCACGTAGTTTTTACTGAAATGGAATTTTATGCTCCCTATGCAGATGTTAAATGGGTAGCACAAGGTAGTCAGTCATTATGGAACAGATTTACAGGAGTATTGTCCACAATGTTTGATGATATAGCTATGGGTTCCAAAAAGGTGGTGGGAGATTTTATAGATATAGGTCGA